CGGTGGGCGCATACTCATTGCCAAAAAATTGTCGCCCTATGCACTGGGGATACTAGGGTGCTATGGGATTGTGAAACTACTAGCATACGGAGTGGACCGTGCGCTTCGGCAGCGCATGAGTGACATATGGCGTCACGTGGCCCAGACCGATCGTCAAATGGTCGAGTCCATGGATGGGAATCAACACCCACTCCTGCCGTTTGAGAGACAGACGAACTACTTCACTGAACTGATGCTTGCACATGTCAGAGATTCTGAGGGGTGGTTCACTTGGGTGATCAGTGCTCTAGAAGACATTGAGCTGCCCAGATTCGTCTTTCGCAACTACAACGACGTCATGGCCGATGTCAGGACTCTTTGGCACACGGTGCAGTTTCCTGTCAGGAGGCAGACTCGTCTTGTAGAAGCACAGCGAATTGGTGTGTTGTCGCCTGAGCAGGCAAATTTGCTCACGAGAATTCAGGCCGAACACAATGCTGACTATGACCTCGCGCAGGGTGGTTGGGCGCCTCTTCCGGCAGTCCAACAGATCAACGTACCCGACCTTGGGGTCATCGATGTGCCAGCAAACATACCAGTCGATATCCTTCAACAACTCGAACAGGTCCACAACCCACCTGATGTCGTACCTGGAGTTGTTGCTGTCGTGGATGCCGGTGAGCGTAGAGCATGGACGGCTAGGAGCTATCTCCTGGCCAGCCGCGATGCCGTCTTCACTGCACTCGTAGGCCAGCCTTTGTACATGACGTACGGACTACTGACACTCCCTTGGAGGATGTTGGACCGTTCCGGCGAGATGGAGGTGTTGGGCATGCGAGTCAGTGGATTGCCAAAGATCGAGTGGGATACCAAACTGCTCGAATTTCTATGCAAGCTCGGATTTCCACAAGCCCTGGTCGATCGGTGGAGCGCCCGGATGATGGAGAGGAACGCGCGAAGGAGAGTCAGGATTAGGCTCCTCCAAGAACGCGACCTCATTTTCAAAGTCCGTGGACTCGTGATGAGTAAGATCGGGCGTGAGCAGCTGCGGGATAATAGCGATGCGAATCGACTCGTCGTATCACGGTGTATTACCAAAGTTATGGAGGAGCTCAAACTACCCCTAGGAAGACAGGCGATTATCAACGACGCGTGCATTGAGGCGTGTTTCATCGACACAATGTATGACGTCGGCGGTCAAGAATTGCTCCTTGGACCGGGCCGACGCCCCGTCTGATGGGGCCCCGTCGTAATGGAAGGAAAGGATACTCTTGTGAATCATGTGGGATCTCGATTCCAGGAGGAGGCGGATATCCGTCTTACATACGGCGTGGGTAAGGTTAGAAAGATCAAACGAAAATATATTCTCCTCAGCGGACGGATTCCAAACCATGTGAAGTTCGTCGTGCATAATAATACACTAATAAACGTGATGCGGGCTCTCATTGAGCGCGTGTTCTACGTAGAGCAAACAAATGGCAACGTAAAGACGTTAGTTGCAGCACCAACGACAACGCGAGCTTGGTTCAACGGCCAGATGAGTGAATTCAATCAAAAGTTGCGTAGTGAACTTCCATATGTGAAACGGATGTGTCTCCAGGAATTTGTGGAGACTTCCCCGAAACACAAGGTTGGCGTCTACCGACATGCGATGAAAACTTATTTGGCGGAGGGACTAACGCCGCACGAAGCTATGGTGGCTGCATTCGTCAAAGCCGACAAAGATCGTGTTGACATCAAAGGCGATCCAGCACCCCGCATCATCCAACCACGTGGGACTGTCTTCAACCTCATTTTCGGCTGTTTCATTAGGCCAGCCGAAAAAGTGATATACAAAGGAATAGATGAGGTGTTTGGGAGGCCTACTGTGTGTTGTGGTCAGAATGCAGAGCAGATGGCTGCGATGCTCTGGGATGCTTGGAGCGAGTTGAATGATCCGGTAGCAATATCACTGGATCTGTCACGTATGGATCAACACATCTCCGTACCCGCTCTGAAGTGGGAACATGGGTTCTATCGTCACATCTACGCTAACGATACTTGCTACTCAACTCTTGACTGGTGTTTACAACAAACTATCAAAAACGAGGGTCGCGTCTACACGACCGACTCTGATGGACAACCGGTGAAGGTCAAGTACCAAAAGATTGGGAGCAGAATGAGTGGCGACATGAACACATCACTCGGCAACAAGATTATCATGTGCGGCCTGATTTATTCTTATTATAAGGTTGTATGTGGTTTTCAGCCGCGTGTCGATTTCAACGTTGTGGACAATGGAGACGACTGTGTAGTAATTTTGTCTGGCGAAGCATATAGCAGACACCAGCAGGAGAGCGGCACGTCGTACTCCACCGTGGAACAATGGTTTCTCTCCATGGGCTTCACGTTGAAAGTTGAAGGGATAGTACGTCAATTCAACCACATCGAGTTCTGCCAAACACAACCATGCTTCATAGACGGCAGATGGATCATGGTCAGAGGACTGAAGGCGCTTGCCAAGGACGGCGTGTGCTTGAAACCGCTTAGTGTTCTAGATAAGTGGATTTCACAGGTCAAGGGAGGCGGGTTGGCTACCTACGGAAGCGTGCCAATATATTCGGCGTATTTTGAGTCATTGCCAGGGAGAGAGGCGAAAGACAGGGACTTGCTAAAAGGAACAGGGATGTACTACTTGAGTAAGGGTATGGACAGTGCTCGTACCGTTACTACTCAGAACAGATATGAGTTTTGGGACACTTTCGGAGTAACACCGCGGGAGCAGGAAGTGATCGAGCAAGTATATTTGAACCTTAAGAAAGGTGAAGTGAGCCCCATTGAGTTGCAGCCTTTGATATTACCGCTCCCGGTAATATAAACATCTGACTTATATTACAACATATGCCGAACGGAACACGTCGCGCAAACGGAAGTCGCAAGGCGGCTAAGCAGTCTGCTGGGACTGCCAAACAAAACCAGCAAAACGGTGGAGCAATGATCAAGAAGATAGACCAACTATTGTCGAGGATCCCACGTGGAACATTCGCAACTGTGGGAGGAGTGCTCGGTGGTCCGAAGGGAGCTATGATCGGGAAGGGGATCTCAACCCTGACCGGTTATGGCGACTACAACGTCCGCACTAACTCACTTATGAACCACACGGTGATAGGTGAAATGGCTGACCAGGTGCCCATGTTTAAACAACAGGGAGCGGACACCCGGCTCAAACATTGTGAGTATGTGTGTGACGTCGTCGTGCCCGACAACCAGTACGACTACAATGTACAGACATTTGATATCGACCCGACCAACGCAGGAACCTTTCCATGGCTCGCCAGTGTGGCACAGAAGTATCAACGCTACAAGGTCAAAGGCATGGTGATCGGCTTTAGGAGCACGTCCACTGATTATCAGAACAGTGGCGTCGTTGCAATTGCCGTGAACTATGACTCTGCCGAGCAGAGCTACGAGTCAATGGAGGGTTTGCTCAACACGAAATTCGCTGTGAGTACCAAACCCAGCACTTCGATGTTGGCACCGGTGGAGTGTGATCCATCCCGTTCACCGCTTGACGGATACTACGTCAAGCATGTGACGTCTTTGGATGACAATGACGCTACCCGACGTCAGACGATCATGGGCACAATCAATGTGGCCACGTCTGGCTTGACGCTAACGCCTGGCACTTCACTCGGCCAACTGTACATTTCGTACGATATCGAGTTTCTTTACCCGTACCTACACAGGAAGCAGCTTGGAGAGCTTGTGACTGGTGGCGGTGCCCTTGGTATCGTCAATTACGGTAGTGCGGCCACCTTCAACTCCGACTTCAACAACAAAGCTTATGGCGTTGTGAAGGCTTACGGGACTGGGGCCGACCCAACGAGAGTGTTGGCGGTCTACAAAGCCAGTCCTACTGCTACTGTACTTCCCTCTAACGCACCATTCTGGCTAGGATTCGTCATGCCAGTTGGGAAGTGGGTGTTGCAGTATTCGGAGGGGCCGTGGTTGGGTCCAGGCGGCTCAGGAAACTTGAGCGCTGGCACTCTACCGGTCCATAATGGATCGTATGGAAGTGCCATTACGCTCTCCGAGCCTGCTATTGAGCATCACGCCGCTGCCTGCTCCTCTTCGCAATACACTATTGTGGTTGTGCCTGGTACGGAGGAAAGTAGGACCATCTTCCCTGCTGGACAAGTTGGGCGTGTACTTACAGCAACCAATGGTTACATCAACATTGGTTGCTGGGCACTCAAAATTGACAATTGATCATGACATCGGAAAATAGGCATTCAGAACGCTGTTTGATCTCCTGCTACGGCGGTGTAGAACACGGCAACACTGTCTGTCTAGAATAAACAAAAATCCAGTGGCTAGGGTCCACGTTTACGTGTAGCACCACTGGAAAACAAAAATATTGCATGCGAACGCGTTTATATATCATTTTATAGACTATGTAATGCCTGACGGTTGGTTCAGCCTGAGATGTGGTGTCACGCCCACAGACCTTCCGTCAAGGATCATGACGGTGAGTGGAGTCGTTTTACGAATTCAGCTGAAAATGTGGTATGCGCCCACAGATTCGTCGAACTAAGACTCTAAGCGAGCATATGGTTGTTGCATGATGAAAGACTTCGGTTTTGCAACTGTTGTAGCATAGGATTTGGTGACTGTTGTGACTGACTGGGCGTTTCTATGACACTCGTGTAGTTGACGGACGACTCAAGACACACACCTACTTCGGTAGGCGTGCTATGGTGGCTATTGAGGTAAAAATTTCCCCTGAGGTTCTCGCCATGTCTAATAAAACAGAAAGTCGGATGAAGACGTAAAGAGTCGAGATAAAGACCAGCGTTCTCCAGAAAAGGAACAACAGGCGTAGCCAGATACCGACCGCGCAGCGGAAAAGAAGCAGGAGAAACTAGTAATCGTGAGCCGGACCGAAAGGGGGCCTTACCGGTAAACAATAACCCTCCCACATCCCCTTGGGGGCCTTACCGGTAAACAATAACCCTCC